CGACAACTACGAGTCCCTCGTGGGCACGAATCCACGTGGCATCGTCTTCTCAGAATGGTCGATCTCGAATCCCCGTGCGTGGGATTACATGCGTCCCATTCTGACGGAGAACGGTGGCTGGGCATCCTTCATCGGTACGCCGCGTGGCAAGAACTGGTTCCACGATCAGTTTGAGCGCGTTAAGAACCTATCGGACTGGTACGTCGATCTCCTCACAGTCACCGACACGAACGCCATCTCGCTCGACCTCATCGAGGCCGAGAGGATGGCTGGCATGTCCGAGGATCGCATCCAGCAAGAGTTCTGGTGTTCGTTCGACGCCAAGACCGTGGGTCTGATCTATGACAGCTACATCGCAGCCATGGAGGCGCAAGGGCGTCTCAATCAGGTCGAGTACGACCCGCGCTACCCTGTCGAGACTGCTTGGGACATTGGCCATAAGGACGCTACTGCGATTTGGTTCGTGCAGCGCGTCAACAACCAGATTCGCTTCATCGATTACTTCGAGGAGCGTGGTCGCGATCTACCGTACTGCGCGAATATCATTCGCCAGAAAGGGTACAGCTACTCCAGGCACATCGGCCCACACGACACGAACAAGTTCGAGTGGGGCGCCGGTAACACGATCTTGGAACTGGCGCGGGCTCACGGCCTGAACTTCACGATAGCGCCGAAGATGGACGTGGAGGACGGCATCGAGGCCGTTCGCGCCATGCTGCCCCGGTGCGTGATCAACGCCGCGAAGTGTGCCCACGGCATTCGTGCCCTGCGCCACTACCATTACGAGTCCGATGCTGAGGAGCAGGATGACGACCGGAAGGTCACGCTGGCCTCGCGCCCCGAGCATGACTGGTCGAGCCACTGCTGCGACGCGCTGCGGTATCTGGCCGTGACGCCGGAGAGCCAGGGCATCGTCTCCCCGTGGGCCGCGCAGCACGTGAACGACCCTTTGAGCGCCGGTCCAAGCTGGGCTCAGGAGTTTTACCTAGGTCAGGACCGCGGTGTTCTGGCCTCGAAGCCGTGGTTCCGCAAGCCGCGCACCCAGACCGAGTACGACCCTCTGGACATGTTCGCGGGCGGGCACAGGTAGCCAGCCTGCTGACCTTCAAGGACACGTGGCTACGTCGGGCAGTCCCGCATACACCGCCAGTGTCACCACCGTTTCTCTAGTACGTCTGTACAACCATAGTACCACCACGTACCCCTACTAAGGAGAAACGATGCTCGACCCCGCCAAGCCTCACGTCCTCGAAGGGGCTGAACCCGACGACATTCGGTACGTCCTGGAGAACCTTCGGGAGCACGACATCCGCGAGGCACGCGCCTTCGGGCACGACCCCGACATCGTCCTGCCCGCGATCGTGTACGGCGCCACTGACGTGTTCACGGCTTTCCATGGTGGCGCACCCGTCTTCATCTTCGGGACGCACGAGGTTGTCCCTGGCGTCCGCCAACTGTTTGGGTTCGGCACGGAGCGCACGCATCGCGTGATGCCCGTGGTCACGTGGTTCACGCGGTCGTTCTGGCTGCCTGAGCTTTTCGAGAATGGTGTACGGCGCATCCAGGCGCACGTCCCCGATGATTCAATCGCGAGCATTCAGTGGCTCCAATCGTTCGGCATGTTCCGAGAAACCACAATGGTTGGTTTTGCCGTGGACGGCTCGATGATGGTGCAGCTCGCATTCACGCAGCGAGAGTACGACCTTCATGTGCATTTTCGGAAGATCGCAACCAGCAGCAGCGGCACCAGCCGCAGCACCCTCGGCTCCTCCAGTGAAGTCGTCTGCGGAGATACAGGCAGAGGCCGAGATGGAGCGCAGGAAGCGGCGTTTCTCGACCAATGGGTTGGCGGGGACGATCTATTCTGCGGCTCTGGGTGATGCATCAGCGACGGCTCCCGTCGTCACATCTTCGGGGGCGTGATGTGCTGGGGAATGGTTACGCAAACGGCGGCGCAGCGCGTCCCCGGTGCGGCGCAGGCAATGTCCAGCTTCTCCGACAAGCTGCCGGACAACCCCGGTGGTGACATGTTGAGGTCGCTGATTTTCGGTAGCGCGTCGGGGCTCCCTGGCTTCGGCTCCTTCACAGATCGCACACGCAAGGCGCAGTTGGGCACGACGGTGAAGGCGCCGTCTGTGCCGTCCGCCAATCTCGGTGTGATCGTTCCCGACCCAACGAGGCAATTGCAATAACATGTCGCAAATCGCTGAGGATCACATTCAGCGGCATAGCGAGCTGGTAATTCGACGCAGCGACTTCGACAAGTATTGGCAGCAGGTACACGAGGTGGCCGCCCCGGACGCAACGGATTTCCGTTCGATCGCGCACACGACCACGTCGCCCATCCAGATCGCCACTACCGCCCGCGCCTCACGCAAGATGTACGATTCGACCGCCGTGTGGTGCGTCGACCGTCTGGCGAGTGGCATCGAGGCGTTGATCGTCCCGCAGTCGGACTACTGGCACGGCTACAGCCTCACGGATTTCACGAAAGAGCAAGAGACGGACGAGGAGCGGCTGTTCCTGGAGCGGCTGCGTAACCTCACGTTCAAGCTCCGCTACGACGCTGACACAGGTTGGATTCCAGCGATTCAGACGGCCATCCGTCGCTGCATCGCGTTCGGTAACGCCTTCGTCATGGTCGAGGAAGGCTGGGATCGTCGTGCTCTGTTCCGCTACAGGTACATCCCTCTGGCGGAATGCTACGTCGACGAGAACCACTTCAACCAGATCGACTATTTCTGCCGCTATTACACGCTGACGGCTCGACAGGCTGTCCAGAAGTTCGGCGCCGACAAGGTCTCGACGCTGATCCGCCGCAACGCGGAGAACCCGACCGCGGCTCTCCAGAAGCACAGGTTCCTCCAGTGCATCGGACCGCGCGGTGACTACGGCTTGCCGTCTGCCGGCGTGCGCAATGCTCCGTGGTACTCCATCCACGTGGACATCGACGCTCGCGAGATCGTTGGTGAGTCCGGCTTCTACGAGATGCCGATCATCGATTTCAGATGGATGCCCGAGCCCGGCCGTGTGTACGGCGAAGGGCCGGTGATGAAGTGCCTGTCGGACATCCAGTCCATCAATCGTATGGCGCGTAACGAGCTGGTGGCGAATGAGCAAGCTCACAATCCTCCGCTACTTGTCGCTGACGCTGGCGTGGTCAATCGTCCTAATGCTGCTCCTGGTGCCATTACTTACGGCGGCCTGAACGCACAGGGACAGCGCCGCGTGGAGCCGCTGTTCAACTCGCAGCGCCTCGACTTCGCAACCATGGTCCTCGAAGCCAAGAGGAACCAAGTGAAGGAGTCGATGTACATCAACTTGTTCGCTCTGCTGGTGCAGAACCCGCAGATGTCCGCGACCGAGGCGATGATACGCTCGAACGAAAAGGGTGAGCTTCTGGGGCCGGCTGGCTCCAGGCTTCAGCAGTCCCTCGCGAACCTGAACGAGCGTGAGCTGGGGATCATGGAGCGCCGCGGTATCTTCCGCCGCGAGCAATTCCAGCCGCCCCGGTCCATGGCGGGCGCCAACATCGGTGCTTCGTTCTCGTCTCCTCTCGACCGCGCCCGTAAGGGCAAGGAGGTCGAAGGCACGATGAACCTCCTGAACGTGCTGTCGCCCATCGCACAGATCGACCCATCTGTCCTCGACAACCTCGACGGCGAACAGATGATCCGCGGTCTGGCCGAGCGCATGGGCGTGCCTGTGTCGTTCGTCCGTGATCTCCGCGCCGTGGCGCAAATTCGGCAGGAGCGTGCAGACCAGCAGGCGCAGGCGCAAAACGCTGCTATCGCCAAGGATGCTGCCGCCGCCTCGAAGGCCGGCGTTGAGGCTCTGAGTGGAATGCAACAGATGGGGGCGGTGTGACCCGCCTCGTCCTCTGTCCGACATGCCTTGAGGTGCGTGACCCGTGCACCTCTGAGAACTGCATACTGAAATCGCTCACGTGGCTCAATTCTGACGCGGAGGAATGTGGTGGAGTTTCAACCGGAGCTTCCGCTAGGGGAGCCACGACAAAGCAATCTCAGACCAATCGAGGGCGGCCGGGCGATCCAAGCGAGGAACGTCAGGGCGTCGTTCGCAGTGGACTGTGACGAGATTGAATCGACCGCGGAGAACATGGCCGGTTACGCCGTGGTCGCGTGGGATGACGAGGGCGGGATGACGTTTGTCTATCACGCAGGAGTACGGAACCCGTTCTCTCCCGCAATGATTCCCGACCTCGTCCGCAATCGTGTCGCCGCAGAAATTCTAGGAGGAGCCGCCTGATGGCATGGCGCTCACTGTCCAGACTGTTCCCGGATCGTAGCGCGTCGTCCCGGCACCAGAAAGAGCTTCGGCTGACGGAAGCCTATAACGCCGTCTTTCGAGGCAAGCCCTCTCACGAGGATCAGGAATTGGTACTGGCCGATCTGGCGTACCAATCCGGTTTCTCAATGGTATCCCACCCAAGTATCTCAGACCAAGAGCTGAGACACAATGAGGGAAAGCGTTTTCTGTTCGCCCAAATATGGGCGCGTCTCACCCTCTCTCACGCAGACAAGATGGCACTCGAAAACGCCGCAAGGCTCGAAGCTGTCACTGCGGAAGACTTCGCTACTGTCAACTAAGGAATCATTGAATGCCTGAAGGTGTTTCGCTCACTGCCGGAACCCAGCCCGCGACGACCTCGACAGAGGCACCCGGCGCGGCTGGAACTACGGGGAACGGTAGCGGCACGGTAGAGGCGCAGACCACGTCTGCCTCGACTGCTGGTGTCAGCCTGTCCCAGCAGCAGACGAGCCAGGAAGGTCAGACTACCCAGACCCAGCAGGACGTGTGGTCCGCGCTCGACGCGGATGCACGGACGCTGGTCGAGAGCAAGAACTGGAAGGGCGTGGGAGACGCGGTCAAGGCTTACAAGGAGCTGGAGACCAAGTTCTCGTCCACGCGACCCGCGGAGGCTCCGCAAGCCGTCACCGAGTACGACGCCGTCATCTCCAAGCCCGATGACGCGGACAAGCTCGGCTACAACGACGAGTTCGCGAAATGGCTGAAGGACACTGGCTTCAAGCACAAGGTGTCGAAGGATCAGCTCAAGGGACTCCACGACGATTTCGTCACGTGGGCTCGCAGCCAAGCGAGCAACGTCAGCGAGGTCAAGCAGGCGCAGACCAACGAACGTGTCGGCAAAGCGGCTCAGTCTCTCCAAGAGATGTGGGGCGCCCCGAACAACCCCAAGTTCACCCGCTCGCTCGACATGAGCATGCGCGCCATCAACAACATCGCGCCCGGCCTCAAGGACGCGCTGGTGGAGGTCGGTGCGATCGTGAAGGTGGGTGACAAGGAAATGGTGGCGCATCCCGTCATCATCGACGCTTTCGCGAAGGTCGGCGCTGCGATGTATGCCGAGGACACCCTGTACGGTGCCGCGGCGGTCAGCTCCAATCCGTTCGACCCCAAGACTCTCGACCTGACCAAACAGGGTCAGATCATTCGTCAGGACAAGGCAAAGGCCGCGTCGCTCATCCGCGCACTATCCCCTGAAGCACAGGGCCGGTACGCGGACTTACTCAAGAAGCTCGGGTGACGCCGCAGTAATCAGGAAATCAGTAAATGGCAATTGTTCGCCTCAGTGACATCTTCGTGCCGGATGTGTTCAATCCGTACGTTTCTGTCAACACCACGGAGAAGTCGGCGCTCTACCAAACGGGCGTGATCTCCCCGAATGCCGACATGCAGGGCAAGCTCGGTGGTGGCGGTCGCATCTTCCAGACGCCGTTCTGGAAGGACCTCGACAACGACGAGGCCGTGATCGTCACCGACGACCCCGAGGACGAGATCGTCCCCAAGAAACTCACGACCGCGAAGCACCAGTTCGTGCGTCAGATTCGTGCGCAGTCGTGGTCGACCGCCGATCTGGTCAAGTACCTCGCCGGCGCCGACCCGATGCTGCGGATCGGTGAGCGCGTTTCCGCCTACTGGGGTCGTCAGATCGACCGCACCGGGATCGCCACCATCAAGGGCATCATCGCGGACAACGTGGCCAACGACTCCGGCGACATGGTCAACGACGTGACCGGCGACAGCGGCACCGTCACGGACGGTGGCGTCACGGCCAACGCCTACCAGATTCACGCCTCCGCGGTCATCGACGCCTGTTACACGATGGGCGACAATGCCGAGGGTCTGAAGATGATGATCATGCACTCGGTGCCGTACTCCCGGCTGCTGAAGCAGGACCTCATCAGCTTCGTCCCGAACAGCGAGGGCAAGCTGGTCATCCCGACCTACCTCGGGAAGCAGGTGATGGTGTCCGACATGTGCCCGGCCGACGACCAGGGCGGTGGCAACATCTTCTACACGACCTACCTGTGCGGCGCTGGCGTTCTCGGTTGGGCTGAGTCTCCGGTGGACGTGCCGTCAGAGGTCGAGCGCAAGCCCTCCAAGGGCAACGGCATGGGCATCGAGATTCTGCACAACCGGATGCAGTACGCGTTGCATCCGGGCGGCTTCTCGTGGCTCGACGCCTCGTGCGCCGACGATTTCCCGACCAACACTGAGCTGGCGCTTGCTGCCAACTGGAACCGCGTGTTCCCGGAGCGCAAGCAGATTCAGCTCGCCGTTCTGAAGACGAAGAACGGCTAAGCCTCACGCCGCTCGGTTCCTGTGGAGCCGGGCGGCTCATTCACCACAGGGTCTCATGAACGAGAAGCAGAGAAAGCGCGAGGCCGACAGACAGGCTTACGCGGCGCAGCAGGCGTCTCTTGCGACGTGCCTCAAGGCTGCGCGTCAGAACGAGCGGAAGGAGCGCGATTCTAAAGCGCAGTTCCTCGATGTCATCACGCGATCGGT